CGCGCCCCGCCGATCGGCGGTGCCGCGCTGTCAGGGGCCCACCGCGCCACCGGGTTGCGCGTAAAGTCAGTCAGGTCCCAGCCGGCGGCGTCGATCGTGTCGCCCATCCGGTCAACGCTGTCGTCGGAGAAGCAAAAGCGCAGCGTCCGCTCCGCTCCGTCCACCGGAACCGGCCCCTCCGTGTTGACCCGGTACACACCGTCCGTTGGCGTACGGTTCGCCCTGAGCTCCTTGCGGAACTGGTCGGCGCTGATCAACTTCGTCAAATCTTCTAACCTCCGAGAATAAGCAGCCCGCGGCCGTCGCCATAAATCCCCGACTCCTCGGCCATCGAGCGGCCCACCGCCATGATCACCGCAACGATCGGGTCGATGCGCTCGATCGAGCGTTCCTTGTCCGGCTTCACGTTGCCGGCCGGATCGGTCCGCACCGTGACGTTCGAGGCGCACCAGTCGGCCACCGGATCGCCACCGTGCTGCAGTTCGCCGGCCAGCAGCTTGCGGGTGAATTCCGCCGACGCCGGCCCCATGCTGAGAAAGCCCTGCCCGAACTCCACCAGCGTCATCCCTTCGTCCGCCAGGTTGCGGACGATTTCGCCCGCGAAGGTCCGGTCGAACGCTAGTTCGGCGATGTCATAGACGCCGGCGAGTTCGAGAATCGCCGCCTCTATGAACTTGAAATCGGTCGTGTTGCCCTCGGTCGCGATCAGGTGTCCCTGATCCCGCCAGACCGTATAGGGCGCCTGATCGCGCCGCGACCGCGCCTCTATGTCGTCCCCCGGGCACCAGTGGCGCCACAGCACTTTCCACCGTTCGCCGGGATCAACCGGCGGGAACAGCAGGGCCAGCGACGACAGGTCGTTGACGCGGGCGAGGTCCAGTCCGGCAATGCAGCGCCGTCCGCGCAGCGCCTCGGCGTCGATCGGTTCGGCGCCACGCGCCCACACGTCCATGTCGATCCAGCGCACGAGCTGCTGGGTCCACTCATTCAGCCGCAGGCGCCGGATCGCGTTCTGCCGCGATGGCATCTCCCGAGACAGCGCCACCTCGGCGCGCAGGTCTTCGATCTTGAGGATGCTCCCGAGTGACGGGTTGGCCTTGCGCCACGCCAGTTCATCCTGCCAGTCGTCGTCTTTGTCGACCGTCGCGATGTAGGCGAACCAGCGGTCCGCGGTCACCGCCGGGATCACACCTTCCAGGACCTTGATCGAGAAATCCCAGTGTTGGTAGCAGATCGAGGTCCGGTTCACCCCGGCTGTCGTCGTTTCGTACATCAGCGGCTGAAGCCGCGCACCCATGCCGGTGTCGAGCTTCGTGATCACGCCATCGTCCGGGTGCTCATGCAGCTCATCGACCAGCGCGACGAACACGTTCAGCCCGTCCATCCGCGACGAGTCAGCCGACAGCGGCCGGAACCACGACGCGGTCGAAAGCACCGCGAGGTTGTTGGTCGTTTGCGTGATCCGCCGGCGCAGCGCGGCCGAGCCGGCGCGCATCCGTTCCGCCTCGGAGAACACGATCTTCGCCTGGTCCTTCGTGGTGGCCGCCGAGTAAATCTCCGCGCCCGGCTCGTTTTCATCGATCAGCGCCTTCAGCCCGATCCCGGCTTCGATCGTTGATTTGCCGTTCTTCCGGGCGGTCGAGACAAACGCGGTGCGGAACCGCCTGATCTCGCCCAGCTTCCAGCCGAAGATCGAGCCGACGACGAATTGCTCCCAGCCGAGCAGCTCGAACGGGCGGCCAGCATACTTGCCCTTGGTGTGGCGCAGCACAGCGGGAAAGAAGTCGATCGCCCGCTGCGCGCTCGCCCGGTCCCAGCGCAGGCCCCGTGCCGCGCCGTCCGCCAGATCCCGCAGATGCCGCTCGCACGCGAGGCGAACCAGCCGCCCGGTGACGATCTGGCTTTCGACAACGGTCCTCGCGTAGGCTTCGACCGGATCGGGGGGCGGCGGTTTCCTCCGCGGCCTACGCGCCGCCACGTAGGAAGGCTTCGGCCGGGTCGGTTTCGCCGGCCGGATCGTTGGTCTTGATCCGCGACCGCGACGACCCCGAAAGCCCGATCTGCTCGGAAAACTGGCGCACCTGATCCAGCGCCTTGTTCGAGGCCGTCAGATAAGGCGAATACATCGGATACCCATTCGGCGCCTTAACGATCAGCCCCGTCGTCACCAGCTGCCGCTCGCAATCGATCCAGCGCGCCCACGCCATGCAGTAGGCGGCAATGATCGCACGATCGAGCTTCGCGATCAGCCCGACATCAGCCAGCAGCGGTGTCACCCGCTTCCATTCCTCCAGCGCCGCCTTGTCCCCTCTCGCCGCCGCCTCGGTCAGCAGCTCCGGCGGATCGGGAATCACCGCCGGCGGCTTTGCCTCTCGCGGATTGAGCGGCCTCCGGCCCGGATTGCCGGTGATCAGCTTCAGCACCGTCGCCTTGGGTTTAGCTCCCCGCACCGGCTGCCTCCCGCGCGGCGAGTGCTTCGCCGGCCAGCTCCGCCATCGTCCGCAGCGCGACCGCCGTGTTGTGGATGCCGGATGCCCCCTTGACCGCGATCAGCGATTTGAAGACCCGATCGAAGTCGTCGTAGTGCGCGACCATGCGCATCGCTGCCGCTTTCGATTTGCCGATCTTGTCCAGCCAGTCCTTGAAGATCGTGGCGTCGCCGGGGAGAAACGAGATGTGCAGTTCTTCGTAAAACGGCGCTTCGACCCGAAGCACCGAGGTGTCCAAATCCTCGACCTTGAAGGCGTCGTCGGTCAGACCAGAATATTCCTTCCAACCGAAATCCAGCTCATCGTAAAGCGATTTCAGGATGTTCGGATCGTCCTTCCCGACGATCGCATTGTGGCTCAGTTGCAGCGCCACGAATTGCTCGCGCGAAAGCGGCGTCGTGACTTCTATCGCGTCGCCCTCGATCAGACCGGCTTTCATCGCCGCCTGGACGCGATGGTTTCCCGAAACGACCTGCAATGCACCATCCACACGATGCACGAGCGGAAAACTGGTCAAGCATCCATCACGTTTGATGTTGGCGACCAGAAGATTGAACTGCGGTCCCGACATATAGCGCGCGTTGCGTTCAAGCAGCTTTAGCTCCCCGAACTTTACCCTGACCACCCGTGTTTCCAGCGAAGCGGCCGTACCACTCCCGATAGATTTCTCCAGGGCTTTGCTCGCGGATTTTGCTGGCATAATTCAGTTTTCCTGGGCTTCGGCCAACGAGGTCGAAAATCCCGCGATATTTCATCGAGACCGGCTTGCCGGTAAACGCGGTTGTGGTCACCAGGGCGATCCGCCGCACCAGCTTGACCTCCAACCGGCGAATGACCGTCGCCGAGGTGGCGAGGGTGGCGATCAGCTTCGACACCCGGCTTTTCGGCGACAGCGCGAAATCCGACAGCAGGTAGATTTGCTCGCCGCCGAACTTGTCGCGCGCGTAGATGAAGCCTCCCGCCAGACACCCGTCGATCAGCACCAGGAAATTCGCGAGGCCCGCAACGTGTGCGATGCCCTTGGCGAGATAGATGTCCTTCAGAAAATTCATCATCCCCGAGCTGGCCGCGATGATCTCGACCTTGGATTCAGCGGTCAGTGCAGCCGGATCGAGCGACGCGTAACGAAATTCCTCCGTGCTGTGCGTCGCGCGCCGGACCGAGCCGACCGCCCGGTCGGCGAAGGTATAGACCGGCTTGTTCGACTGGCTCCGGTAGACCGTGACAGGCTCGTGATGGTCGAGAACATGATCGGTCAGCACGCAATAGCGGACGCCCATCGCGTCCAGTTCGTCGATCCAGTCCTCAATCTTCGCCGGGTTCCAGATGTCGTAGGAGGGCCGCTCCCACTCGGTGCTTTCGTCCACGAACTTGTAGAGCCGCTCGTAGCCGTTCTTGTAGGTTGGCGGGAATGCCGCCACGCCGCCGCCGGTCTCGGCCGCGCGCCGGGCCTGTTCGCGGAAGTCGCCGGCATGGAAGGCCGCGATCTGGAGTCCGCTCAGAAACCCGTCCAGCCTCGTCATCACCGGCCCATGGAAGTCCGCAAACCGCTCCCGGTAGTGCGCGAAATGCGCCTGGGCGAAGGCGTTGGAACCCTTGTACTTCGCCATTTCCAGGGCGACCTCGACGGCGCCGACGCGGGCCTTGAAGGTCTGGCCGCGCATCAGATCCTCGACGAAGGCCAGCCGCCCTTTGAAGGCCAGCGGGAACTCGGTTCCGGTCGCCAGCGCGCCCAGCGAACACGTCAGCAGCGACACGTCGTTGGAATGCACGCGGACCGAAGGATGCACGTCGCGCACCGCCCGGTCGAAGCGAAATGACCCCGAGCAGCCGACAAAGACGTTACGCCATTCGGTAAACGGCACCGCCCGCGTGATCTGTTCCACTGCGGGCATCGGCACCGCGCCGACGAACACTGGTCAGCTCCCGGCAGGAACCGCGAAGGCCGCACGGTTTCCCGTGCGGCCCGGCGCGGCCCAAAGGGTGCGCATGTTTCCTACCACAGAAACGCCGTTATAATAAACGCGCAGCAGTGCCATGTAAAGGGCGC